TTCGCTGACTTCACCTACATTTAAAGCGTCGACAATGTGTAAATGCTTTTCGTGGATTTTCATGATAGTGTCCTCCTACAGACAGATTAATAAGTGATCAAACGATCAATAAATGAGCTGACACGAGACGAGGAACGAGGATCGTTGTGCACGGTTCGTGGTGCGCGTTCGCGGTTCGTGTTTAGGTTGGTTTGTGTACTGTTTATTAACGGAAGTTAATAAATGGTTAAGACATGAACAAATGTGTGTCAGGTTTGGCGATTGTGTGTCAGGTGTGGACACTTTTGTGTGTCAGGTTTAGTTGTTGATTTATAAGGGAAAACAGGGTGTGTGTCAGTGTGTGCCACCATTTTCAGTTTCAAGTTCAATTTAAGAAATAATTATTAAATAAGAAAAAGTTTTTGAGGAACCACAAAAAAGCTGACACACATGACACACATGACACACAATTGATAAACATGATAGTTATCAATGACTTACTGTGTGCTAGACTCACGGGTCTAATCTGTCCACAAATTTCAAAGCTGACACACACTCAGAAGCCCGTGAGGCAGACCGTGAGCACGTAGCCGCATCCCGCACCGAGGATCGAGATCACGACAAAGCCGATGGCCGCGTCAAGATGACGCGCAGCTCGTTGCACGGGGCGCGCACCGCGCCACGGGCGTGTGGCATTTCTTGGTTGTTTATTAAGCATGATAGTGCTCCTTATATCTGTGAATTGAATTCGTAGCGGGCCTTGAACTCGGCTTCGCTGCGGGGATACCCCATGCGCATGTATCTGCGCACGAGGGCCTCGAACCGCGCTGCGCGACTCACGCTGCAGCCTTGATGGCTTTAAGAGCCGCGAAGGCGTACTCGTACTCCGATTGCGCGAGGTAAGCGCGAGTCATGAGCGCACTGAGCTCAGCACCTTCCCCAGAACACGTCTCGAGTTCGCGTTGCGCGCCCTTTGATCGGCCGTACTGGCTTTTAGCCATGGCCTCGATCGCAGCTTTGTTGCCAGCGGCAGCAAGCTTGTCGATCTTCGCTTTGAACTCGATGTGAATGCGATGCGACGGACGCACCTCGTCACTAAGAGATGTGATAGGCGAAGTCTTAGCCTTAGCCTCAGCCTTAGCCTTAGCGGGTAAGCTAGTCGTCGTCGCGCGCGTCCAGTGCTTGAGCGCCAGCGAGCCTTTGGCCTCGATGCGTGCACGCATAGTGGCGAGCCCGGCAACAGGGACTTCGAGGAAGTATTGGTTGCTGTTCTTGATCGTGGCTAGGATCACGCCGGTGTTAGCGACGCTGGTGAAGGTGGTGAGGGATTGGACTTTAGCTATGCTCATGATGTATCTCCGAAGGTAATGAAGTGAGCGTCGACACCGTTGCCAACGCTTCACAAGCTGAGCTGACGCGTGCGAGCGAAGCGAGAGCGCCTATGTTTTAGTCGGTGTCACCTTGTCCAGTGCTTTTCTGGACAAGGTTCCACACCGATAACCGTGGACAAGGTTCCGTGGATTGAAATCGGGGGACGTGGCACTTGATTTGCGGAAGGGGGAGATAGTGGCTCAGTGATAAATAGAGCTTTTTTATATTTTTTTAATTTTTTTCTGCGAATTTTTTTCTACTGTTGTTGTTGCTACAATGCGCGATGCCCAAGAAACCGAACCGCGAACCGTGTACCCATTGCGGGAATGTCAAACCCGCATCAGAGTTCACACCAAAGAACCAATCAACGTGTAGAGCGTGCGTGACTGACGCCGTCTCACAACGAGCATCGAACACGTACCAGGCATACTGTCGACGGCTCGTGGTTAACGCACGTTCTAAATCAAAGCGTGGGGTTCGCAACAATGGAGCTTTGTCTGGTTCATTTAATATCAATGAAGAAGACGTAATAAAGCTGTGGGAAAAGCAAAAAGGGCAGTGCGCACTGTCTGGCGTGTTCCTTACCCACCATCGCGATGGCCAGGGCGCGAAAGAGCACAACGCATCGATCGACAGGATCAACCCCACCAAAGGTTACGAGCCAAAAAACGTGCAGTTAGTGGCGCTTCGCGTCAACGTGATGAAGAGCACCCTAGGTGAAGACATGTTTTACTGGTGGGTTAAAACTATCCATAATTTCTCTTGCGATTAAGTATTAGTAGGGCTAATATTCGGTATGGACATAGGTGACGAACGCGAATCAGAGTCAGTGTTGATGATCGAGGGTTTAGATACCGCGATTATAGGTACTAGCTACAGAGATAACGCGGAAGTCCTCGTATATGACTTTCGTCTGTCGATACATATATTAATGGAAGCAGGGTTCCCGGAAGACGAAGCCATCGATCACGTTGAATGGCTAGCAATAAGTGAAGTGCCCAAAGCACCCTTTTTTGTCTACACAACGAAAACGCCGGATGACCCAGAACAGCGACCCGAAGGAACAAGCCTCCACTGAGGTAAGCGCGCACACCGAATTCCAGGCGGCCATGCCTTACATGGGCCTAAAGCACGGTGAGCTCACCATGCAGCAGGAAAAACTCGTGTCACTTATCGCCAGCGGTATGACAATCGCGGCCGCCGGTCGTGGTGCGGGGTACGCGTCCGCGTCTTCTGCCTCGATGGCCCACAAAGTACCCGCCGTTCAAAAAGCCCTGCAGTGGTATCGTGAAGAAATGCGCGAAAGCGTGAAGTTTGAGGTGACCAACGCGCACACTATGTACATGGAGGCGTACACCGCCTCGGCTAACGCGACCGAAATGAAAAACACCACCGATTCTCTAGTCAAACTGCACGGTTTGGCCGCCCCCGAAAACGCCACGCAGGTCAATATCAACATCCACGGTACGAAACAGCTCGAGCGCATGTCAGATGCGGAGCTGTTGAAGATAGCGGGCAAAGATACCGACTATTTAGAGCCAAAAAGCGATGGAGGTACGCATCTCATCGAGCAAAGTTGAGTGTAGACGCTGTAAAAACCTGCGTCCCGAGACGTTGTTCTCCGGGAGCGATCGCCTGTGCGTGTATTGCAAAGCGGACTTAGGCGACAAAATATATGAGGCAGAAAAAGCCGCCCCAATTGACGAAAAGCCAGCTGAAAAATCAGTTGAGACGAAAGCAAAGGAAGAACTTGCGCTCAGACAGCTCACTCGAAAACGACTGTTGCCCTTCGTCGAACGATTTAACCCCGACTACCAAGCCGGATGGGTACATAAAGACATTTGTAAACGCTTGGAACAGTTCTCGCGTGACGTGGAGGAGAAAAAATCCCCCCGACTAATGCTGTTTATGCCGCCGCGACACGGGAAAAGCACATTAGCCAGTGTGGCGTTCCCCGCCTGGCACATCGGGCGCAACCCACAACACGAATTTATTAGTTGCTCGTACTCCGGCAGCTTAGCGATGGCGTTTAGTCGGAAAGTGCGCGGCATGTTGCGCGAAGACGGTTATAAATCCGCTTTTAAGTCGCGCCTTGACCCGACATCGCAGTCCGCAGAAGCGTGGTTGACCACCGCTGGAGGTGGTTATGTTGCTGCAGGCGTCGGGGGTGGTATTACGGGTAAAGGCGCGCATATTTTATTAATCGATGACCCAGTAAAAAACAGAGAAGATGCTGAGAGCCAAAACAACAGAGATTCAAACTGGGACTGGTACACGTCAACAGCGTACACGCGCCTTGCACCTGGGGGCGGCGTGCTGGTTATTCTTACTCGCTGGCATGATGACGACCTTGCTGGTCGGCTATTAACGCAGGGCGAAGAGGGCGGCGATGACTGGGAGGTTGTTCGTTATCCAGCGATCGCGGAAGAAGCGGAGGAGTTTCGCAGCGTTGGAGACGCATTGCACCCGGAGCGGTACGACGTCGAGGCACTTCACCGGATTGAACGCGCAGTCGGCCCGCGTGACTGGTCGGCTCTATACCAGCAGAACCCAGTAGCTGACGATGGCGACTATTTCACACGCGACATGATCAAGTATTTCGAGCGCGACGATATAGACCTCGACCGCATGAAGTTTTACGCGGCGTGGGATTTGGCGATCGGTAAGAACGACCGCAACGATTATACGGTCGGAATGATTATCGGCGTCGACGAAGAAGACAACTTGTTTGTGTGCGACGTGGTACGCGGCCGTTTTGACGGCTTAGAGATTGTCGAACAGATTCTCGACCTCTACGAGACGTGGAAACCTTCCATGATCGGCATTGAGAAAGGCCACATTGAGATGGCGTTAGGGCCGCTACTAGAGAAGCGCGTACAAGAACGCGGACTCTATGAGGCGTATTTTAAAGATTTGAAAACAGGGCGACGCGATAAAGAAGCGCGTGCCAGGGCCATCCAAGGGCGTATGCAGCAGGGTAAGGTGTTTTTCCCCCGCGACGAAATCTTTACCGGCCCATTAATAGCCGAGTTACTTCGGTTCCCGAACGGCGTCCACGATGACCAGGTCGATACGCTGTCATGGCTAGGTCTGATGATGGCCGAGTTCGCCACGTTCCACGAAACAATTGTCCACCCGCCTTCATGGCGGGACAAGCTGCCGGGTCTAATGAACCCCCGACGAACTAAATCCGCAATGAGCGCCTAGTAATGCAATACTCTAAACAAAAACGAATGACTCCTGAACAAGAAGAAAGCATCACGAGCACGCAGTGGTCTCGCTATACACGCGCCCGAGATAACGGGCATATTGACTACGTGGAAATGGCGCAGAAGTGCGACTCCTATTACCAGGGCGATCAGTGGGACGCGTTCGACGTAGCAGAACTCGATGCAGAAGGCCGCCCAGCGTTAACCGTGAACACGATACTGCCAACGGTAAACACCATACTAGGTGAGCAGTCCAGCCGACGCGCTGATATACAGTTCAAAGCACGCCGCCGAGGCACAGAAGACGTTGCACACACCCTAACCAAACTGTACATGCAGATTGCTGATAACAATAAACTCGACTGGGTTGAGCAGCAGGTGTTTAGTGACGGCTTAATCATGGATGGCCGTGGTTACTTTGACGTACGCATTGACTTCTCAGACCACATCGAGGGCGAAGTACGCATCACGGCTAAAGACCCGCTCGACATTATTATCGACCCGGATGCTAAAGATGCAGATCCAAAGACTTGGAATGAAGTGTTCGAAACTAAATGGATGACGCTCGATGAGATAGAAGAGCGGTACGGCAAGAAGAAAGCCGAACAGTTGCGGTTTATCGCTGAAAACGGCAACAGCTACGGGCCAGACTCCGTTGAGTACGAAGAGCAACGTTTTGGCGACACAGAAAACCACGACGGTTATTTTGGCGCAGGTACACCCGGAGAAGACGACTACCGCAACGTCAACGCGCTGCGGATTATTGAGCGTCAGTATAAGAAGCTCGCTAAAGTCACCTGTTTTATTGATCTTGAGACTGGAGACCAGCGAGAGGCACCCGAATCGTGGGGCGACGCGAAGAGTAAGAAGTTCGCGACTAAGTACAATTTAGAGCTCTACACGAAAATGAAGAAGCGCGTGCGCTGGACAGTGACGTGCGACAAGGTCGTGCTGCACGATGAGTGGTCGCCTTATAAAGAGTTTACCCTCGTGCCTTACTTCTGTTATTTCAGACGGGGCCGACCCTTCGGCGTAGTGCGAAACTTGCTATCGCCTCAAGAACAGCTGAACAAGATCGCGTCCCAGGAACTTCACATCGTCAACACGACCGCAAACAGCGGTTGGATGGTAGAGGCTGGCTCACTTGTTGGTATGACTGCCGATGATCTCGAAGAGCATGGCGCTGAGACCGGTTTGGTGCTGGAGTACGCGCGCGGTACGCAGCCTCCATTGAAGATACAGCCTAACCAAATCCCCACAGGTCTTGATCGCATCGCGCAAAAAGCAGCAGCGAACATCAAAACTATATCAGGCGTGAACGACTCTATGCTCGGCACAGACAGCGCCGAAGTATCAGGTGTTGCGATTCAAGCTAAGCAGAATCGTGGCGCGATCATGATCCAAGTGCCGCTGGATAACTTACGCAAGACCCGCCAATACTTAGCCGAACGCGTACTCGAGCTGGTACAGGTGTTTTACAGCGAAGAGCGCGTCATCAAAATCACCAACGAAGACGACCCGATGAAGCCCCGCGAGGACATGGTCATCAACCAGATGACGCCAGAAGGCGAGGTGATAAACAACCTTACGCTAGGCGAGTACGACGTGATAGTCAGCACTGCACCTGCGCGGGACTCATTTGATGAAGTGCAGTTCGCTGAAGCTATTAGCCTGCGCCAAGCTGGTGTCATGGTGCCCGACGACGCTATCGTTGAGTACAGTCACTTATCCAGAAAAGCAGAGTTGGCTAAACGCATCCGCACAATGACCGGGCAAGAGCCGCCGACTCCAGAGCAGGCTGAAGCCATGCAGCAGCAGCAGCAGCTTGAGATGAGTCAGATACAACTTGAGCTGGCGAAAATGCAGGCTGAAGTGATGAAGATGCAGTCTGAGACAGAGCTGAATGACGCTAAAGCAGAAAGCACCGACGCCGATATTCAGATCCGTATGGCAGAGCTGCAGACGAAACTCGACATGAACCGCGAACAGTTACAGCTACGACGTGACCTGTCAGGCGAGACTAACGCCATACGACAGTCCCAGGCACAAACGTCCGCTGCTACAAAAATTGCGACTACTGCAATGCAACAAGCGAAAAGTAGTAACCCACCACCACCTAAAACCACCCCCAAGGAACAACAATAGGAGTTCTACATGAGTGACAAAAAACCAGACGCCGTTTTTGACGGTATGCCCGGCGCAGAGCAAGATTCTGAGCTACAAGATGACCGCCTTGATTTCAACGCGCTCGATGCGATGGCTGAAACGCCAGAAAGCGACGAAGAAGAAGTAACGCAAGCCGAGCTCGAAGAACCTGAAGCCAAAGAAGCCGAGGCCGAAGAAGAAGCCGAAGCCGAAGAAGAAGCCGAAGAAGAGCTACCCGAAGCCGCCGAGCTTGAGGAAGAAGAACCAGAACCAGAAGCCGAAGAGCCGGTAGCCGAAGAAAAACCCGCTACTAAACCTATGGTTCCAAAAGCACGCCTCGACGAAGTGTTAGCTAAGCAAAAAGCACTGCAGCAGCAGCTCGACGCGATTAACGCCGCTAAAGAAGCGGAAGAAACCGCGCCCGAGACGTATGAGTTCGACGAAAAAGAACTCGAGTACCAGACGCTTGTGTTAGATGGTGAAACCGACAAGGCAGTAGCACTGCGACGCGAGATACGTGCGGCCGAGAAAACGCAAATCGAACACGACATGCGAAAAGAGATGTCGGAGACGGTACAGAACGATCGCCAAATGACAGCCCTTCAAACTGCAGCTAATGCGGTTGCCGAGACCTACCCAACGTTTAACCCGAACGCACCTGAGTTTAACGAGACGCTTACTAACGAAGTTGTTACGTTACGTAACGCCTTTATTACGAACGGCGAGAACGCGGTCGATGCGCTCGGTAAAGCCGTAAAGTTTGTCGTTATGGAGAACAGCCTCGACGCACCGGCTGATACTGAAGCCCCTACAAAAACCGTAAAAAAACCGGTTGATGAAGTGGCTAAAAAACGCGCGCAAGTTAGTAAGAAGTTAAAAGCTGCCGAATCGCAGCCGCCCGCCCTACCAGGTGAGAGCGCTGCTAACCACGGCGAAAAAGGAGTGGATCTGAACACTATGACGGAGGACGAGTTTAACGCGCTGCCTGCTTCAACATTGAAGCGACTACGCGGCGACATCGTATAGCACTACTAGTTAGAGCCACCCAAATTAAGAGAGGTTGTTATGGCAGATATACAAGACATTACAAACCACGCCGAGTTTCAATTTAGTAACACGGCAGCCGATGACTTGTACTACGCGATTTACGATGTAATAGCCAAAGCCGCAGAAAACGGCAATGTCTCACCCACAGAAGTTGTTGGGGTTTTGGAGTGGCTCAAAACTACACTAGTTATAGCCAACACTGAGTTCGAGGAGAGTTAAATCATGCCAACTAAGAAAGACCCACGATTAGCCAGAGCAGGAGTCTCAGGCTACAACAAGCCTAAACGTACACCCAGCCACCCTAAAAAGTCTCATGTTGTTGTGGCTAAACAAGGTGACACTATTAAGACGATTCGTTTTGGGGAGCAGGGCGCAAGCACGGCTGGCAAACCCAAAGCAGGGGAGTCGGCTAAGATGACAGCGAAACGCAAATCGTTTAAGGCCCGACATGGTAAAAATATAGCTAAAGGCAAGTTATCAGCGGCTTATTGGGCCGACAAAGCTAAGTGGTAATAAAAAACGCTTCAATGGTTTGCAGACAGATATTAGTGGTGCTAATATCCGCTTGAACACTCGTACACCGCTACGATATGCGGTCGGCCCGTAGCCGTAAAAAACGTATCCCTCGCCTGCACAGGCGTAAAACTTGTCGAGGTCGTCCCTCGTTAATAAGCGCTAGTTCGTCGCCCTACGATACGGGGAACGGATTAGCCGCTCCTTAAGTCGGCTAAAAAACTGTGGCGTTTTGCCACGCACTTTTATTCGATTACTTTTTGGAGTTCTATCTCATGGCTTTAACAAACTTCGCTACTTTGAACGACAACCAATTAACAGCATGGTCACGCGATTTCTGGAAAACCGCGCGCAACATGTCATTCATCAACCAATTCGCTGGTAGCGGTTCAAACGCTATGGTTCAGCGCGTGACCGAACTGACTAAAAGTCAAAAAGGCACACAAGCGGTTATCACATTACTCGCCGATATGACGGGCGACGGTATCACTGGTGACCACCAGTTAGAAAATAACGAAGAAGCACTTCGCGCATACGATCAAGTTATTAAAATCGATCAGTTGCGCTTTGCTAACCGTTTGGCCGGTCGTTTAACAGACCAAAAAACAGTAGTTAATTTCCGTGAGCAGTCTCGCGACGCACTAGCCTACGCTATGGCTGATCGTATCGACCAGTTGGCATTCTTGACTTTATCTGGTGTTGAATACACCTATAAAAACAATGGTGGCACACGTCCTACTAATACTGCTGTAGCTGGGGGTGCTTTATCTAGTCTTGACTTCGCCGCCGTAACTGACCCAACTTCTAAGCGTAGCTTAGTCGCCACGGGAACTGGACTAGACGCGGGTATCTCAGACACCCTCACTAACGCCACCCTAGGTGAAACAAACACCCTAGGTTATCGCACGATTGTTGAGACTAAGGCCTATGCTAAAGACCATTATATCCGAGGCATTCGCTCTTCAGGTAACGAAGAAATCTACCATATGTTTGTGACCCCACAACAGATGGCAGGCTTGAAACTCGACTCTGAGTTCCTAGCTAACGTCCGTAACGCGGGTGTACGCGGTAACTCAAACTCATTGTTCTCAGGCACGTCGAGCGTGTTAGTTGACGGCGTCATGATCCACGAGTTCCGCCACGTGTTTAACACAAGTGGCGCTGCTGACGGCTCTAAATGGGGCGCAGGCAGTGCCATAGACGGTGCACGTGCATTGTTCTGTGGTGCTCAAGCTCTTGCTATGGCCGACATCGGCTTACCTACCATCGAAGAAGAAACATTCGATTACGGTAACCAGCACGGTATCAGCATCGGTAAAATCTTCGGTTTCTTAAAGCCCGTGTACAACAGCGACGTTGATGTAGGCGAACAAGATTTCGGTGTTATCACTCTCGATACTGCATTCTAAGTATCTTTCTTAAGTCCCCCTCTTCGGAGGGGGTTCTTTTTAATATATATATAGAGGTAGCTACCGTGGGATCTACAGTACATCGAAAGAGAGTATTAGCAAATGCACGCGCTTCATATAAAAAAGCCAAAGCCGCACGCGCGAAAAAAGTAAAAGTAGTAGAAAGTAAACCAGCCAAAAAAGTCGTTAAAAAAGTCGTTAAAAAAGTCGTTACAAAAGCCAAGCCTGTAAAAGAGGCACCTATTGGTATAAGAAAGCCCGCTAAAAATCGAACTAACACTATCGAAGGCAAGCCGGGCATAGCGAGACCGTCCAAAAACCAGGCGAAAAACAACAGCCTGTTTGATATGACAGGAGCAAATATCAAAGATACAACGAAAGGTAACAACGAAGCCGTTAAAAAGAACAACATACGAGCTAAATACGGCGGTGGCAGTTCTACAACCACTAAGAAAGACGCTGAAAAAAATAAACGCGGATACTCACGAGCGAGAACACGACCAACAACCACTAAGAAAGCCAGCGAGAAAAATAAACGCGGGTACTCACGAGCGAGAAAACGATGAAAATAGTCAGTGATGTTTTTCTAAAAGTAAACAGCTCATCAGGGCACAGCATCGCGTTACAGCCGCACCAGCCTGTAGAAGTCAGCGATGTTATGGCCAGCATAGCAATCTCTAAAGGCGCGCGAGCCTACCAAGAGCAAAAGGTAGAAGCGAAACCTAAAGAGGAAGCCGAAGCGGCGTCTCTTGAAGATACGCTAGCGCAGATTATGGAGGACGGCGACCCGAAAAATTTTAAAGCAGACGGCAGCCCAAAAGCAGCAGCAGTGAACAACGCGATGGGTAAAACTGTATCAACCCAAGAGCGCGAAGCTGCGTGGGAATCAGTACTCAATTCGTAGAGGTTCAAAATGGCAGTTACAGTAAACAGCGTAATAGACCGAGCGCAGATAACTTTACAAGATACTACAGGCGTTAGATGGCCAGTAACAGCCGAACTAGTATCCTGGGTTAACGACGCGCAACGAGAAGTATCGCTAATGAAGCCTGACGCTTCTGCAGTCAACGCGACTATCACGCTGGTAGCAGGTACAAAGCAGGACATACCCAGCGCAGGCAACCGACTGCTAAAAGTAGTCCGAAATATGTCGGACGCTACAGGAAGTGCTACAGGC